AGTCATTTCCCGTATATAAATATATAAAGCTTTTTTCTTGAATATCTCTAAGTCACTTCTCTTTTTAAATATAGTAAGTATAGCATCTGCTATTTTTCTCTCACTATCCTTATAGAACGTTTCATCTAAATTAACGTAACTCTTCGCTACCCACATATCAATATAGGTACCAAGAGAGATTGCACCATCGTAGTCTGTTTTATGTTCACCTATTACCATATAGGAGGGAACATTTAATGCAAAACTATCTGGTGTTGATTCAGTCTGTAAAAGTTTCTTGTAGTTCTTGTTATTGTAGTTTATCAACCACCTCTTTACGATTGTGCCGAAGTATGAATATGCTTTAGCTCCGTTATCAGGATCAAACTTCATTATCTTCTCTTCTAGTAGTACGGTTACTACTTCGTGCTTAAGGTCTTCTATTTGCTCTACATCAGTATAGTAGAATTTAAAAGTATGTATGATATTTTCTACTAACTTGTAGAAGGGGAGGTAAATATGGTCTGTAAATATTTGATTCCTGTATTCGTTGTCTTCCGAACGATTATATCTTTTTATATAGTCTTCTGTTTCTGAAGTAAAATAGTTAGCCTTGGATTTCTTCCTTGCCATATGATTGGGGTAGCTCAAATTTACTAAGCTCTTTTTGTACTGCTTTCATTTGATTAAAAAATTCACCTAATTCGTCATCTGACTGAAATACCCCTCGCTCGTCAAGTTGCTTTAGATGTTTATCGCTTTGTTTTATTAAAGTTGAAAGTTTCTGTAGATACTCTGTTTGATCTTGTATAATATCTTCGTATAACTCAACCTTTATAAGGAGGTTACGTATAAGATAGAGATTAAATATTGTAAAAGCAACTAAAACTCCGGAAATAATTTGTAAAGTTAACATTTTATAGGTTTTTTAAGATATTAGACAGACCTTCTGATGATTTAACTGACCTTCCTGTAGAAGAAGTAGACTTTGGACGTTGAGGTTTAGAAGTCCCACCGTTTGATTTCCAAATATCGTACTCAACCTTAGAGGCTAAGTAATCTGCACTGTGTAGTACTGAGATTAATGACGATTTCTGTCTAGATGACTCAACATTACTGAAGAAGTAGGCTTCGTTTGCCTTATCGAACACACCATCATGACATCTTATACCTAAAAACTCTTTCTGATTTACTTTGATACCAAACTTCTGTAAGATAAACAGTGAACGGTCTGGAATGAGCATAAAGTCTAAGTCTGGGTTAAAGGTATACATCTCTGATAGCTTATCTTGACGCCATTTATCAGTCTGAGGTATGTAGTTAGGTACATCACCATCTCCAATCTTACCTAAGTCATGGAATAGAGCGGCGAAGACAAGTTCTTCTTCGGTGTAATCTATCGACCCACCCATCTCTTCGTATAACCTAGACTGCTTCACCGCATATTCCACTACTCTATTTACATGATCAACATATCCACCGGCGAAAGCATTGTGATACCAAGTCTTACCACTTGCAGGAGCCATTACATAAGTATCCTCCATGTGATTAAGCATTGCTTTAATTGAATCCTTTCGGTCTCCAATATACATGTCAATAATCTTAAAGTGTTTCTCGTAATTAGATTGAATCTGTTCTGCCGATAATGCCATATTTTAATTATATATTATTGTTAATATTATTATTATAATGGTTATATATATTTATACATTATATATTTAACTAAGTAATTTATTTATTATTGTTAGTATTCTTTATATCTATATATTATTAATATAATTAAGATAATACTTCTAGAGCAGAAAAGCAACTATTCTACAATAAACTTTTGAGAATACTTATCCTTGAGTGTAGAATTCTCTCCTCCATCCCAAAATACTCTCATATAAACTGTAATAGTATCTCCTTTCATTTGAGGAGGAAAAGGTCCAAGAATACGTCTAGAGGTTAAGTAATCTTCTCTTTTACTGAAGTATATTCTATCATTCTGGACTATATTTAATACTGTTCCTGCAAACTGAGGTAAGTTAACATCTATCCATGTAGTAGGGAGCGGTACCCAATCTTGTGTATAGTTGCCAAATGGGGTAAAGAGAGGAACCCTAATTACTAAACTATCTCCCAACACCCAAGACGTATCACTATCAAATCTAGCTTCTACAACTGATTCGCTATTGTACATATACTTCTTATCTACCGGAGTTGCCTCTACATCAACGTAGAACCAAGGATAATACTCACCATCCCAGTCTAAATCTATATGATAGTAACCATTCTCATCAACCTCTTCTTGAAACACCATCTTAGCATTACAACCACCAGGGCATGTAATGGGATAATAATCGATTTCAAAAAGATATTCGGGTTCAGGCTCACAAGAACCTAAGAAAATACTTAAAAATACTATTAAAATTAATCTCATAACCTTTATTTTTACTATTATACCTTAATATACGAAATTTAACGCAGGCAGCCAAGTGCTTTATAGGGAATATTAACAAAGCTACGCTTCGCCGCGCGAGCAGCGCGAGTTGTCCCGCGAGTTATTCGTAATTCTCTTCCAAAGACTCCATCTTATACGGTTCACCAACCTGTTTAACAACGGATTTAGCTTCATCTACAGAGATATTAAAGAATTCCTTCTTCTTATTTACCCGAAAGCCGTTTTTTTCTAAGTATTTGTGGACTTGTTTCTCTACATCGTGTGCGTTGAAGCATGGGAAGGCCCATTCGACAATAAAATCTAAAGCTACACCGGTAGCAGAGTTAATTTGTTTAACACGGTCGGAAGGTTTGTTCTTAGTAAACCCTATCTTACACAAACCGGGCATTGTAGGATTGGTAAGTACGTATACCCATTGACAACCAGACATGCCTTTCGGTATCTGAATCTCTTTTGGCCTATTGGTATAGTAAGTAACATCATCCCAATCATCTCCTCTTGTGCTGGGAGTTAAAGTAAAGTAGGATGCGTCAGTATCTGTTTGATCTTCAGAGACTTTGATTAATGCTTCAGCATATTCTGCCGTAATTCTTTTAAGTCCCATATTATATGTAATCAAATTGAGAAGCTTCCAAATCATAGCTAAATTGAGACATCTCGCTATCCGCCATATCAGACTCCCAATCTATATCACTACCGTCGTCTATTACAGTAGTATACTCATTAGTAGCCAAATCCAACATATCGCCCAATTCTCTATCGGTGATTAAATTGTTAGAATATCCATTAAATAATTCTTGAACTAAATTTTTCATAACCTTTATTGTTTTTATATACTTAAAGATATGAATAACTTTGTTACTAAGCAACTATTTCAACCTCTTTCTTTAATAAATCTTGGTATCTTTTTATAGTAGCACACTTCTCGTACTCTTCTCTATGCTCGAAGTACAGTAAAAGAACGTTTAGACCACCGAATACATCGTCGCTATCGAATGATTTAGTTATAGTGTACTTAGTCTCAAACTTAGTAGTATCCACTTTGTTGAGATACCCATAGAGTTTGTTATAGAATTGATTACGCACCTTAAATCTAACATCCCTATACTGTTTACCGAAATGCTTCATATGCATTAAGTCCATAGTGTGGTAGTTATCTATACCTCTGAGTACCATACCCATTAGTACATAAGGGTTATCTAGTAACTCCGTCATGTTGTGTTCTTCGTACACCTCTGCATCTCCTTTTTCAAAGATTGAAAATAATGTATGTGGGTCTAGTGGTTGCATATATCAATAAATATTCGTACATTATAGTATAAGAAGAATAACGCTATATACCGGAAAATCTTCGGAAAATTTTTTTCCTGTATTTAGTAGGATCCCACCAAAAATCTTCTTATATTAAAGTATGAATAAGATAGAAGACATTTTAATGTTGGCTGAGAAATGTGGTAAAAGGTCTCAAGTGATTGAAACTGCGAAAAAGCTACGTGAGTATTCTCCTTCTATGAGTCTATATGATTCTTATGAACAAGGGTGGGACCATGTTAAAAGTAAATAGACTTTGAATCCTAGAATGAATATCAGAAGTAGGGATCTGATAGACAGTATATGGACATGCGGCTGTGGAGCATTAAATGCTGGGTATAATAAGAAGTGTGGTATATGTAATAAGGTAAAAGAGTAGTCAAATGATAAATGATTATACGGTAGCGTTACTTATGATAGGTATACTAGTGGTGGGTATACATAACATATTCTTTAGAAAGCATTAGAAACACAATTAGGTGCTCTCAATGCTATGGAGAGTTTCCTGGTGGATATGAATATAGGCTACATTGGGAGGATAAACATTTTTATCCTTATCTTAAGACTAATAGTTTTGATTCTAAGAGAGCATTAGAAGATGCAAGATACAGTAGAAACGTAGATAGGCTCATTAAAGAGATATCTAACAATATATAAATATATATAACCCTATATAGTGAAAAATCATCAGCTATAGGAAGACAGGTATGGCAAAGCCTCGCAGGCTACCAACCTCTTAGGGAACTATACCGTCAGTGTTATATCACTCTTATATCACCCCGATGTCAGGTTGATCACCGAGGTCCGGAATATTTAGAGATCTACTTGTGATAGTAGAAACCAAACGTCTTCTACGAAGTATTCGTCGACGTGACCTTGTTCTAAAAGAGTTTGTAGTTTAGATTTGATTCGATCGATAGGATAAGATAGATTATTCATATGGTATAAGTATTAAATTAGATTGAGAAGAGTATATCTCTCCTTCTTTATTACTTAAAGATACGAATTATATCTCATATAACCGGAGGGTGACTAAGTTATTTTCTATCTTGATACTTAAAGTATACATACATGCTTACCAGACCTCCTACAACTACTATTAGACAGGCCAGAGGATTGACTAGCATATAGAATAGCACAGTAACGGCTACCCATATAAGAAACTTCATAGCATATAGCAGCAGTACTAGTATAAATGCTCCTAATAATATCATTCCGGCTTTGTATCTATTGCTCATATAGCTATCTCTTTAGTTTATTCTTGTCTATCAATTGAGTAAGCACCATAGAGAACTTATCCTTTAAGTCCTTCAGCTCACTCTTAGTGGCGTATGTACTACTAGAGCCTTTAGGCGAGTCTTTAGGCAGGCCTTTAGGCAGTAAGACGTATTGTCTTAGTATTTCTGTCCATGATAGGTCTGGATACATAGCTTTAACAGCTTCAAACACCTCTTCCTCTACTTGTATACCCTTTCTCCCCATCTTATACCTTAAGATACGAACTTTATCTCGTATAGACAAGCCTTTAGGCAGGCCTTTAGGCGCCTTTAGGCACTTTTAACCACTTTGGCACCCCTTACACTGGAAATATTACCCATTTCTCCAACTTTATACCATATTTTTTTGTTATAGTAGAGAAAAAAGAATAGGGAGAGGCACGGTCCTGTACTATCTGCCTAACATCTTATACGCTACCTACGGTTTATTCTAGACAATTATATGTTTATATAAGTATATCTTTATAGCTTTATATCTTTATATAACACACTCGGTATTATTAATATATGCTCACCTATCACTACATACGTCACACTTAAACGACCATATCTAAGCTTAGTTCTACCGTAGGTTCTATTGTAAGTATTATATAGGTATCACCAAAGTCTCTTACTACCTCAGACACAAGATATGTCCATATATGTTGTATGGGTTGGGTAAGGATGGCCGAATGAACAGAGTGATATTCGCGCGTGGCACTTCGTGAGAGAGAGAAACGCCCCCTCCTGCCTCACACTATTATACCTGCATCAATCGCCCTCATTAGAAAGTTATACTTCATATCCTCTTCCTCTTCTTTATCGTCCATCCAATCCCACTCTCTTCCGCTATTGATCATATGCCTATATTAGTTGTTTATTATTTAAATACTCCTGTAGGTTATGATATGCTTTATCTGCTGGGAGTACTCTATTAACTGCTTCTGTAAACTCTTTGAATTCTACATGAGTCTCATCCCACACCTTATGCTTTAGGAATTCATCATCACTAAACGTACCCCAGTTTATTATCTTATTGAAGAATACATTTACCTTACCGCCGAAAGTATTAACCATTAGATCATAAAACATCTTCATATCTTTATAGTTAGATTGCTGTACTACAAATGATGTCTTTATAATATTTAGATTAGGAAGAGTGTTTATAAACTTTAGATTGTCCATCAACTCATCCCACTTACCATTAATCCTAGTATGATTCTCATATGTGTCTTTAGTTCCTGCATCAATTGATATCTCACAAGTCTTTACATATGGGTGAATGCCCTTCATAGAGTTCCACATTTTCTTATTCCACTTAGTACCATTAGTATGTAGATGTATATACTCTAACTTAGGCCATTTACTCTTATCGAAGTTCCTTAAGAAGTCTCTGAAGCCTACAGATATAAATGGATCACCGCTACCTGTTATAGTCAGCTTAGTTACTTCCTTACCAAATGAATCTTCTATCTCTTGTATATCCTTTTTAACTCTACGAATCTTACTACTATCAGCCATAATTAAATCTAACCTACAGGATGGGCATTGTAAATTACAGCTCCTATCCATAGAGAAAATGACTGCCTGTGGGGATGTTAATGTTCCATTCATATGCATATCAATTTGATTCTGTATATGAGCAGGTACTTTATCTTTACGGTATATTGGGCTTAGTCTTCCTGGTGCACCGGTTTTATTTAATTCATTTAAGTATGGACATAAAGTATTACAATGTCTATAGCTTCCATCAAGTATTGAGTCTCTGACTTCTTTGGCTTCTGTTGATTGCCAAGCATCCTTAGGAGTAGAATTTGAAGGAGGCCACTTTGTTAACCATGAAGCACAGCATATGTGCCTACTACTATCCATTACTTCTAGATCAGTAAAAGGGGCTTTACATATGTAGTCTGATTTATTCATATGCTCTATATTAGTATCTTCGGCAGTATTAATCGTGTTTCTATTATCCTCTTTTCACATAGCTCACATTCCCCACATTCAGTATTATTAGACAATGGGTGATAGCAGCTCCATGTCTCATATAAAAATTCTTCATAACCATATTTCTTAGCGTTATCAAAAAAATGAACCTTAGTAACATCCATCATAGGAGTTGTAAAGTTATAATTCTTATTATACCACTTTTTTCCTTCCTCTGAAAAGTTATCCTCTTTGGTACCAATTACTGCTATGTTATTTAGTTTTAAATCCTTAGCTACTTGATGAAGGTATGAGGATACTGTAATCTTTCTATTGAATATGTTACGCCTGTATGCTTCCTCGCCCACTTTTAATGTATCTCTATCTAATACAGTCTCATTTTTACATACAATTTCATCTAAAAGGTTTATAGCTAATTTAGGGTACTTACTTTTAAACTTAATGTAAAAATTCTGTCTAGATACTTGTTCATGGTTTAAAGAGCTACGTTTAAAGTATTTTCCGTCTATAAAAGGTACTTTAACTACTATTGGTTGAACTTTAACTTTTTTAATAATCAAACATTCCAATAGGAATGCCGTACTATCATATCCTCCTGAAAAGAAAACGTTTTGTATCTTGCTCATTTTATCTATTCATAGGCTTTAGGACTAGGAAGACCTCCGTACTCACACCACTCTTCTTCTTTATAGGTTTTATTATTCATCTCACACCAATGATAGTAGTCAGGTTTATTAATCAAGTAACCCCAGTGTAGTAAGCTTTGAGCTACGCGAGGGCTTACATCCCAATTCCCACTATCGTGTATCTTCTTATAAATATTTAATTTCCATCTTCCATTAATACCACAGAAGTCTTGCCATCTTCTTATCTGTCTATCATCATCTGGGTGTCTACGTCCGTTGTAATACTTTGTATACCATTCGAACCATCCATAAGGATCGTCTTCATGCATCCATCCATAACCTTGCCATTGTTTGTAGTTTAATCCTGATCGAATTTTAAACTTATTCATCTTAGGTTTGTACTTGTCTCCTAAGTATAAGCTTGGTTCTACGCTATCGAACGATTTAAATAGTATACTGTAATCGGTATCGCCTTCGAGTACCTCTACCCCAAAGTATGAACCTCCAAAGATACCTTCGTTGAGCATCTCACTTGGAGTTAACATAGGGTTAAATGTAAGTTTGCTCATAACCTTTATTTTTAACTTCTTTTACCTCTCTTACTTCTCTTGATGTCATCCACTGTCTGAATGCCTTTAAGGTGACGGACGAGTCTTTCTCGTTTCTCTTTCATCTCTCTTGCTACCTCTAGGTAGGTTTGACTAGTATGTTCACATCCTATATAACCTTTTTTCATATCTTATTCTTCTGGTCCATGCATTTTTCCTACTCCTCCATCTGCCCATCCATGAGATGTTGTTACTCTTTCACCTGGTTGCACTACATACTTAACTCCTTGTAGCTTACAACTACCTCCTTGCTTGGCTATCTTCTTAAACAAAGTTACATCTCTTTCAGACCAATTATGAGACATCTCTACTATTCTCTCTCTTGTTACAATTCCTTCTCCATCTATAGAGTAAGAGGATGTTCTTGTTACTGATATTTTCTTAATTGCCATAATCTTTAGTTTAGTACTAGTCCTTTAACCAGCTTTTAATTATATTCCACACTATAAACACATTACATATTACAGCTTGCATTACTATTAGAGTTCTAATGAAAGCAATTTTGTCTGCCTCTTTTGTGTTGCCTACTTTCTCACCTAAAGCTTTAGCCCAGGTCCTCCAAATATACTTAAACATCTCCTAGAGCTTTCTGTTTATCAATAAGCATTTCGTATAGATCGTTATACATGTCTACAATTATTGCTGAAGGTTTATGTAATCTAAAGCTGTTAGTATTTAAATAGCTTTTTGAATGTTTATTAAAGAATAAATTTATATAAGATCTTGCTGCTTTAATATGAAATACATTCTCGCAAGACTCTATAACTCTTCCTGCTTTTTTAAAATCTCTTAGATTCTGACCTCTATTAGGTCTCATCTGGGTATTCAATAAGTCCATCATTTAATAACATTTTTAATAGTGAAACATCTTCTTTTTTATACCATCTAAATAAATCCATATCGAATAATTCGACATACCATCCATCTCCGTTAATCTCTTTTTGAGTCATATCGAATGTAGCCTGGCTCTCTAATACAAAAGGAGTCTCTTCATCTTCCTCATCTTCTTCTCTATATATTTCGAACCTATAGTACCTATAAGGCTCAGAGGAGTCTCCTAACTCCTCCAAGTCTTGTCTAGTATATTCTATTTTTTCAAATCCTAAACTTAGTAAATCATTTTCTGTCATACTAATAAATATTAAAACAATTCCAATTGGGCATTAACTTTAGTACTAGTTACTTCATAAGCTGACTGTACTTTTCTGGAAGGTTTAAACTTATTATTATCCCAGTCAAATACCTCTCCGTCTTTGATAGCTAGAGCATGATTAGCGACACTTACTACAAAAGACCCCTTAGGGTTATCTTTTATGAAAGATGAAATCGTCTTCTGTCGTAGTATAATTTCACCCTTAAGCTTGTATTGATTCTTTATTCTAGCTTTTCCTAAAACTTCAACCTCGCATTTAACATCACCAATAGTCATTCCTTGTTCTTCAAAGTTTAACATATTAGCGTAGATTGCGAAACCTTCTGTACCTTTTTTATCTTCTCTTCCGAAGACTTCTTTTGCAAACCTATGAGTTGCTTCATAACTACTTCCAGAAGCTACTGCTAGAGAACGAACAAAACAATCATTCTTTTCTTCTTTAGCTAGTTTAGAATCAAAATTTGCATAACCATCATTTACGTTTAAATACATAACCTTTATTTTTAATTATTAATATACCTTAAGATAAGAACTTTATACTTGTTAGCCAACTGATATGACTAATACTTTTATTAGCAGTCCTACAAGGATTCGAACCTTGAACGTTGGTACCAAAAACCAATGTGTTACCATTACACCATAGGACAGTTTATTATTTAGATCTACCTAAAAATTGGCGACCTCTTTTATTTCTGTTACCAGTTTTAATATTGAACCCATTTTTTAATGAATCGTCCAATTCTACAATTTTACAATCGCTGATTATCCAACCTGCTTCTTTAATTGTTTTCACAATTTTAGATTTGGTTGATGATGCTAATTGTTTTTT